GCCGCGAGTGCGTCGCGCTTCTCGCGTGCTTCCGCCGTTCCATCGTCTGGCGCGTAGGTATCGAGGATACCTTTCTGCAACGATTCCTGCTGGCGTGCAAAACGTTCGTTGCGCTCTTGCACAGCCTTCATTGTGTCGCTGGCGTTCTTCTTCATGCGTGCAAGGCTTTCGTGCTCTGGTTGGAAAGAAACGGATTCCAAGAGTTCTGGCGAGCTTTCCGCCTGCGCAAACTGTTCGCCCGCGACTGTGATCGTGCCCTTCTGCTCCTCCGCCTGCGCAAGCTCCTCGTCCGTCATGCCCGCCGCCTTCGCGACGGCCTGCAAATCCTTGTGCCCGTTCTCTTTCTCGAGTGCTGTCTCCACATCGACGTACACCGTCTCGAAGCCCGTGCCTTTGAGCTGTGAACGCAAGATTTTCTGCTGTACCTCCGGCGCATCCTGCTTGAGCTTGCTGCTGTGGAGTGCGTTCTGGATACGCTCGAACATCGCCGTCCCTAGCATCGTCTGCTGGGCTTCCTTGCCGTACCGTGCCTCGAACGCCGCCTCATGACGGATTGCCGCCGCACGTCCAATGCCGCCCGTCACGGTGCCGCCCGCGCCCGACAAAAGGCCAAAGCCGAGCGACGCAGGAAGTGCCTCCGCGCTCGCCTTCAGTCCGCGCACAGCAATATCCTTCATCGAATACACGCCGATCGAGTTCTCGCCTGTATCGTACGCAATCTGGTTGTGTACGACGTCATCCGAGACAGACTGCAAGCCTTCCTCCGTTGCCTCCGCCGCCGCGACTTTCAGCACGTCCTTGCCACGGTCGAGGAAAAAGCGTTTGCCCGATTCGATGACGCTCTGCCGCTCCATCGCTCCCGCAATCGCATCGCCAATCATCTTGCGCGCATACGGCCGCCCGAGAAAAGCGTTCTTCGCCGCGCCAAGCGGCGCCATTTCGAGAATCATGTCCCCAAGTCCTGCGAACGTCGCATAGTCCCGTCGCGCATCCTGTGAGAGCAGCGTGTTCCCGTTCTTGTCCGTCAGCGCCCCGTACTCGTCAAACTTATCGCCCGCCATAGGCTTGTAAATCTCATGCGCCATGCGCCCGCGCGCCGCCGCTCCTGCTACGCCTGCCGCTTTCGCCGTCGCATTGCCGTTCACGACGGCCTCCGCGAGCCCGCGCGTCTTCGAATAGCGATACAGATTCTTTATCAACAACCATCCGAAACGAGCGAGCCCTGTCGCGCCGCCCACTGCCGCACCGGCTGCCGCGCCTCCGAGCGTTCCTTCCGGTCCAATCACCGTGCCAGCGCCCGCGCCTGCGATCGTTGCCGCCCACCACCAAGCGGCATAGTCCTCGCCTGCCTCGCGCATCGGTTCATAAAACATGGGAAGCGACGGCGCTGTCTTCCCGACGAGCCACGCCACCGGCTCGTCAAAGAACGACGGCAGCTCCTTCTGCCACTTCTGCTTCTGCATTTCCTCGCGCAGCTCCGCCGAGCGCTTCAAATCCGCGTCCGTCGCCTCGCCCTGCATAATCTTGTATTGGATGTTCTGGAACTCCAGCTGCAAGTTTCCATACTCGAGCATCGTCTTAAAGCTCTCGACAATCCCGTGTGTCTCGCGCACTTCATCCATGCGGTGAAGTGCCAGCGCCGCATCCGACGCGCTCATGTGCGCCACATCCCACAGTTCTGGGTACTCCTGCCACACCGCATCCATGGAGAAGTTATCGCCGAGCGCGTTCTTCGCTTTTTTCGTGTAATCGTAGACCTTCAACGCTTCCTTGTACGCCGTGTCATCCTGCAGGAACGAATCGACAGGAATCCCCGTCTCCGCCTCGATCTCCCGCGCCCGCTTGAGCTTCGTCTCATCCGACGCGAAATAGTCGAGATACGTCTGCGAAGCACGGAAATCCTGCGCCGCATCGCTCCCGCCCTCCGCATACGTGTCCACAGCCTCGCCGATGGCCTGCCGCGTCGGACGCGTGAAAGAGCCCGCGAAATTGGAAAGCCCCTCCCGATACGCCGCCGCATCCTCCTGTGCCGACGTGATGGCCTCCGACTGTGCCGAGAAATCGCCCGTCGCGTTCGCCTGTTCCACGGCGCTCTGGTTATATGCCGCCGTCAGATCGCGCTCCGCATCCATGACGCGGTTCCAACCCTCCGACGCCTGCTGATATCCGGCCGCCACCTCGCCCGCCGTCTCGCTCGCCACATCATAGGCCGTCTCCGCCGCGCCCGAAATCCCATTCCAAGCCCACTGCGCCGTATTCGAGACCTCGTCCCCGGCCTTCTCGAACCAGCTCTTATTGGCCTCCGCCTCCGCAGCCTCCTGCCGCGCCTGCTCCTCGGCCTGTTCCTGCGCCTTTTTCTTTTCCGCTGCTTCCTTTGCCGCTTGCGCTCCTGCGCTTTCCTCATCCATCTTCTGTTGCAGATAATCTTCAAACGCCGACATGCTTCATCCTCCCGTATTTATCCGTTATAACTTTCATCCACATACGTGCGCCAATCAGCTAAGTCTTCGAGACGCTTCATGTAGTCCCAATAAATCTCATCACTAATTCCGTCTCTTCCTCCTGTGATGATGTACTTATTGTGGAGTGTTTCGAGTTTGTCCTTCACCCAATCGCGACCATCCCTATAATCATGATTATCTTCATCCGTGATGTTATCGCCCGGTTCTTCCACAGTCCCGATGCTATTTCTCATTTTCCCAAGCCGAGTTTCTACTTCAGACAACGACGTCAACGTTGAAGCAGACATCTTCCCTCCGCTCTCGCTGGCATCATTCGAGTTTCCTCTCTGACTTCTCGGTGCGCTCACATCGCGTGCCGACGAAATCGCCCCCGCATAATACATCGACACCGCATTCTTCGCCTTTGCATACCCGCTCGGTGACAAGTCGTCATGATGGGATTCCAAGATATTGACAGCCGCCGCGCCATCGCCCGCATCGCGAATCTGCTGGATGATGATATTCGTGTATTCGTCCTCTTTCGCCTGCTGTGCCGACTTCGCCGCTGCCACCTTCGCATCAATCATCTTGTTGATTTTCTCAAGCTGCACCGGGTCATATGCGCTCTCATAGTGGCCGCCACCGCCGCCCGCGCTCGCGACTGCCGACGCATCGAACGGCGTCTCATCATCCGAGAAATGGAAATTCTCGCCCGACTTGTAGCCCGTGTACGGCTGATACCCTTCATAGCCGCCCTCGTCGTACTCGTCGAGAGGGATTAGACCGTACTTTGGCGCGTTCTCCATCATCCACTTTCTGCGTTCTGGATGATCTCGCAAGCTGTCCATGGCCACATCGAACGCAATACCCCGATAGTGCTTGCTCCCGTCGTTATGGCCGCCCGATTCCGCGCCCGACGTCACGAACAGCTGCTCGCCAAACGTCTGCTGATACGCATACGAAATCGCCTGGAGCTTTTGCCACGTGTTCCCATTCAGCCCTTCGACCTGTGCCTCCGCCCCTGGGCTCACCGTGTAATACGTGCCGCCCATCATATCAAAGCCTTGCGGCTTGTCGTTCTTGTGCGCGTTATAATACTCCATGACGCGCTGCACATATCCCGGCGTCTCGCCGTTCTGTGGGATATGTCCGTCCGTTTCATCCTTCCCGACATTCCCCGGTCCCGCATTATACGCCGCGACTGCGAGCTCCACGTTTCCATGATAGCGGTCGAGCATCTGCTTGAGATACTTCGCGCCGCCCATGATGTTTTGCGCGCGGTCGTTCGGGTCGACGCCGAGCCCCGCCGCCGTGTCCGGCATCAGCTGCATCACGCCGAGCGCACCGGCTGGCGACACCACGCTTTGGTCAAAGCCGCTCTCCGCATTCGCCATCGCCGCGAGAAGTCTCGGGTCTACCTCGTTCGCCTGTGCCGCCGCCCGTATCTCGCCATCGAGCCCGCTGTCGCCCGTGAACGAAATCACGCCGCCCGACACGAATCGCTGTGCATTCTTTCCCCATTTGCTTTCTGCCGCCGCCCGCGCGCCCGCCTCGTCAAACGTCCCGTCCGCTTTCATGAACGAATTAACGAACGTCAAATCGTCCTTCGCTTTCTGGTCTTTCCGTAGCCCTCCGTAAAGCTGTGTATAGACTTTCTGGTCGATGTTACCCTTGTTCTCCGCGAGCACGCTCATCGCGTCATCCATTCGGTCATCCGCGATGAGCGCCTGCACGACGCCCGCCACCATCGCCGTCTTCGCCTTCCGCAGCTCCGCGACCGTCTGCGTGCCGCTCCATCCTTTCGCTTTCGCCTGCGCATAGACCGTCCGCTCGAGATTTCCATTACAAAGCGCGAACGTCTGCGCATCCCCCGCACCGAGCGACGCCATCTGCACCGTGCCGTCAAGATTGCTCGCATAATTATCATCCATCAGCTGCTGCCGCGCGCTGAACTCCTTCGACGCCGAAATGCGCTGCAGGTTCATCGTGTTCTCATTGAAGTCCTTCAAGAGCGCCCGCTGTACGCGCCCGTTATACTGTGACCCGACCTCTTGATACGTCTGCTTGTTGAAATCTTCCACGCGCTGTGTCAGCCCGGCCGCGTTCTCCCCGACGCCCTGTTCGAAGAGCCCGCCCTCGCCGTAGATTCCTGATACCAGCCGCTCGCGTATCTCGTTCTTCGCCTTCGATAGCGCGATATAGTCGTCCTCGTCCTGCTGCTGTTGCGCGACTTTGATCACCTGCCCGAGGCCCGCCTGCAGGCCATCCCATTCCTTGCCGTCCGTGCCATACGCCATGACGTCGCGGCTTGCCTGCACGGCAGGCGGATTGATGGTATTTCGCCCCACCACCGGCTCATATGTGCTGAACTTCATGCTGTCTCACCTCACCAAAGCGACCGATTCATATCGTACCGATTCTGTGGGAAGAACGAGCGCCCCGTGAAGAGATTCGTCCCGTTCCCTCCAAACGTCGTCGCGCCTGTCTTCGGGGAGAACGTCGCGACCGTACCATATCCGACATTTGACGAGACATTCCCCTGCGGCATCGCCGTTGCTTTCGCTCCACTGCCGAACGCGCTGCCCGGATTCATCCCGACAATGCTTGCCGCCGTTCCTACGATCGTCCCAATCCCATTCCAGCGCGCCGCCTTCTTCACGTTCGCTGCCGCGTTTCTCGCATTCGCCGCCTGCGTCAAGTAGTTCGTCTCCGCCACGCGCGAGTTATAGTTATCGTTTCGCTGATTCCAAAGCGCATTTTGCTGGTCCTCGTTGTACGCCTGCATCCCACTCGACAAAATATCCATCGCCGAGCCCGAGAAACCGAGCCCAGCCGCACCCGTCTCCGCACGTTGTGCGCCTTCTGCAAGTCGCTGGCGTGCCCGCAGCTTGTTCGCCTGCGTCGCATAATTATCTGCGATCTGCTCTTGCTTTCTGTTCTCGATACGAGCATTCTGCTCCGCCGCGTCTGCCTGTGCGCGGTACATGTTCGCCTGCGCGTCCGCCTGCTGCTGTTGCGAGCGGTACTGCATGATACCGCCCAGCGCCGTCAGTCCCGCCAATACACTGCACATGGTTATTCCTCCCTATCCTCCGCACGAATCTCAAACCGTACGAATCTGTCCTTGCGTCCTTTCCATGCAGGAAGCTCATAGAACTTTGCCCCGCACCACGCGAGCCACGCGAGCGCGTCTTGGTTGAACGTCGCTACGTAGTTCCACAGCACGCCGTATTTCCTTGCCCATTTCATGAGAATCCTGCGCGATTCCATCGCAAAGGCCAGCCGGTGTGCCGCAATCCGATTTGTCCCGAGGCACCACACGAGCCGCCCGCGTGCCAACGCATCAATCTCCATCATCGCATCATCGCGTGCCTGGTTCATTCCAAATACCAGTTTCCCGACCTCTTCCGGCGTCACCTCTCGCACGCCCCAAACAGCAATCAACGCATTCTTCTTCCGTTCCCTCGCCGCCCATACATCTGGCGTCCACACCACTGACTGCACACACCCAAGGAAGGGATTAACATCCGCGAGCTTCATTTCTTTCTCGTCGACCTTCCGCAGGCCTCGCGCCAGCTCTTTTCCAAGCGTGTACCGCTCCTCATCCTTCACGCGATGGATCACATATTTCTTTTCAGACATTTAGGCTCACCTTCCTAATGATTGCCGATAAACAAAATGGATACGGTGCACTATGCACGATCACGACACGCCCCTCCGTGTTGTACCCGCCGAGCGTTAGTACCGCTGTCAGCTCGCCCGAGAACAGCACGTCATTCTCTCCCGCCGTGTCTTCCACGAGCTCCATCTTTCCAATCCGATAGATGATCGGCGCGAGCGCGTCCGCTGTCGCCCCGATGTATCCGCCAAAGCTTCTCGTCAGCCGCAAGATGGCCTGCGACACGACTTTCTTTTTCCCTTGCAGCGTCCCGGTTTCCGTGTTGCCCGCATCGAAGTTCGGCTGCTCGAGCGTCATCGTGTACGGCAAGCCGACGATCGCCCGCGGCACCGCGACTGGCAACGTGACTTTTCCGTCCTTCACGACAAGATCGTCTGTATCGAAGAGATATCCTTTCGCAAGCACCTCCACCTGCTTCCCCTCCAGATGTTCGAGCCCTGTGAGCTCCTGCGTCGCTGTCGTTCCGTCTCCGACGCGCACGGCAGCATCCATCATGACGTAGTCTCCTTGGGATTCCGTATCATGGTCTTCGTCGAAGCGCTCGATGTATCGCACCGTCCCCGACGCGAGCTGGCGCTGCGCCACGACGTAAACGACGTCATTTTGTCCCTCGTTCACAGCCGCCACGCTCTCGATCACGCCGTTCGTTACCATGTGGCTCCATCCATACACCTTCTGTTCCACAATGTACGTCAAGCAAAGGAGGACGCCGTCATCACGGACGAACAAGATCAGCGAATCTGGCTCTTGTGCGTAAGCCGCTTCTTTGATTTTGTGCCCCTGCACCAAATGTTTCGCAAGCAGCGTCAAGTCCATGCCGACGTAGCTGTCCGAGCTATAGTTATATCCCGTGTCGCGCACCGTGCTTCCGCGCCGTTGGACATACACCGTCTGTGCGCCGATATGAAGTGGTGACACGTCGGACGCTCCATAGCTCTCTTGTGCCTGTGGCGTGATGTTCGTCGGCTTCACGGTTTCGCTTCCCGAGATTGTCCACGCATTCCCGTCCGTGAAAATCAAGAGGTCCTTTCCTGGCACCATGTGTTTGATTTCGTATGCCTCCAAGGACAGGATATCTGCCGTGATCGACGAATCGTCTGTGACCGTCCCGCCTTCTTTATCGACGCTGAAATTTTCATAGTCTCCCGATCGGCTCATCCAAATCCTCTGTGGATACTTCGTGCTCCCTCCGAAGACGAGACGGTCTTGGAAGAACGTTGCACACCTTGGGTATCCGTTCGTCGTGCTCCATGCTGCCCAGTACCACACGTCCGTCGCGCTCGTGTCACCAAGCTTTTCTTTGACTTCCGCCGTCGCTGTCCGTGCGTCCGTCACTGCCGTGATTTTCGCGTAGCCTGTCCATACGCTCGCGTATGTCGAAAGCGCCACCGTCGCATTCGTGTTCTGTGTCGCTTTCAGCCAGCATTTCTCGTCCACGCTCCCCGATTCTGTCGGGTTGTAGTCGCCTGCGCCATTGTACGACCGCAAGACTTTCCACGTCTTTTGTTCGTCGTACGACACATAGATGTACACCGTGCCTGTCCACGTCCCGTGCGTGATGATCTTCCATGTCCCATTACACTGGATCGGCGTATCCGCCCCTACCGATACACCGCTGACCGTCTGCTCGAGCTGGATATAGTCCCCGACGCGCGACGCGTCGAAGATATCCGCCGACGCCGTGAGCGTGATGGTCCCGCTCGTTCCTGACGGTGTTACCGTTGTATCGTCTTTGTTGACATCGCCGAACGCTGGCGCCGTCCATGTGATTTCCGATATCTTCCAATTCGTATCCCCGTACCGTGCGAGCTTCTGCACAGGGTGTGTCCCCGAACAGATGTAGAGCACATCTACCGACTGTACGAAATGCAGCGCCGCGAGTTCGTCTACTGTAAACGGTGTCTCGAGCTCCACACCTAGGTACGTCCCCTCGCGCCACACGCGCACATATCCCGCGCCGAACTCCAAGAGATACGCAAGCTCCGTCGTGAAGTGGAACGAATACAGCCGTACCTTCCCGTTGTCTTTCGTCGCTCCGCAATACAGCAAGCCTGGCCGTTTTCGTACTGCCCCATACGGTCGAATCACTGCGTTCTCTGCTTGTAAAAGTGCAATCTGGTATTTGTCGAGATCTGTGCGGCTTGCGACATCGTCCGAGATTTCGCCACCCGTGAAAGCGGCTTGCATCGCTTGATAGGGCTCGATCGCCATATTCCCCGCCTCCTTAACGGAACCGCGCGTCGCTGTACCCGTGTGGGTATCGTGTGCGTTTCGCGCTTTCCACCATGTTCTCCCACTTCGCCGCCTGCACCGCCGCTTGCGCGAGCTGGTAGTTCGTCTGCATCATGCTGGCGCTGTCCACGAGCGGCATCGCCATCGCGGACGCAAGCAGATGGTAAAACGCATCGATGAACTCATCGCTCATCATCGCTGGGTCTTTGATATCCGCTGTGTACCTCGCCCACGCCTCTGATACGTCTGTCGCGATTCCACGCCGCCCATCGCTCGCCGCCACCACGCGAAAGTCTTGCGGGCGTTCCTCCATGCACTTCGCGTGCTCCTCATCGTAGACATACGACACGAGGAAGCACTCTGCCGGATACGCGTACACATACCTGCTGCCCGGCAACTCCGTATCGAGCACCGCGAGCTTCACGTCCCGCTGGGCAAAGCTCCACGGGAACATGCGCAAGAGCCTTCGCCGCGTATGTTCGTAAAATGTACGGCAAGACGTTGCCTGTGCACTTGTTTCCTCCATGCTCAAAATATTCGCCGTCGAAAGTGCCGACAAGGCGAGATTGCAAATGTCCGTTGTCGTGACTGCCATTTTCACCACTCCTCCCCTTGCGAATCGAAGCGAAAAGCGAAAGCGCCCGCCCCATACTTCTTCCGCCCGTAGTGACCTGCACCCACATCACGCGCCGTCACCCGCTCCGATTCGCAAAAGGACGAGCCCGAAAGCCCGTCCTTCCTGTCTCCGCCCGAAGGCGTTACATCACCATTTGATATCCGCATCTACGACGAGCGCCGCATCCATCGTGCCCGACGTATATGTGCTCGTCACGACAAGGCGCAGATAGCGCTTGCAACCGTACGGCAGTGCCACCGCGAGCGGTGCGCCCTCGTACTCGCCAAGCTCCGTTGGAGAGCTGAACGCCTCATCGTCCGCCGTCTGCAGCTTCACCGTTACCTTGCCGCCCGACGAGCCATTGTGCACGGCGAGCACGAGGCGCAGCGGATCGCCCGCATCGCCTTTGCCGTAGTCGACAATGCTCGACGTCAGATCTGTCGCCGACAGCGCCTGGTTATAGAAAAACTCCGTCCCTGCATCGACAATCATGATGTTTGTCCTCCCTTCACCTAGACAGCCTACTTACTCACGACGCCACGTCGACGGCCGCTTCCGTCTCCGTGATCGCATCGCACTTCTTGATGGGAATACCGGAAAGGTAGAGCTGCGGCGTCTCTCCCATGAGGTCCTGTCGCGTGACGTGCACGTTGTTCTTGTCGAGCAGGTAGAGCTCGAAGAAATCGTACACGCTGTCCGAAACGTACAGCACGACGTTCTTGTCGCGGTTCTGCAGGTTTCTCACGCGATTCTTTGCCTTGATGAACTGTGCGACGAGGTCTGCCTTCGCCGTACTCGTCATCGTCTTCGTGAACTGCGTTGCATCGATGTTGCGCACCGCCGCATTCGCGCGGATATCCTGCACGGCCATGCCGACTTTCCACGTGAAGAGCGTTGCAAGTGCCTGGTACTCGCGGCCTTCCGCGTCCGTCACAGTCATCTCGCCGAGGTCGCGCATCTTGAGGCCCGCCTGCGAAGCTTTCGGGAAAATGCCCGTCGTCGCGTGCGAGCCCCAGCCTACGAACCACGCCGACGTGTTCTTCGCGTCCGTGTTTGCCGTGCCGCCCGCAAGCACCTGATAGCCTGCCGTGTTCTTGTCACCGCCCACGACGCTGTAGCGCATCGAAAGGCCGTTGAACTGGTCAAGCGTGTCCTCCGTGTTGCCGTAGAAGATGTTGCTCGCCACCGCGTCCGAGAAGCCCGCGACGAACGCCGCATCTTCCGAGCGACGGAACTGTTCTTTGTCCGGCGCGAGTGCAATCGCCTCGATATCGACGACCGAGCGATCTTCAAGGATAATGCACGTATCCTGCACCTGGCGCGTCGTCGACTTGTGGCGATTGACGCCCTGATTGATACGGCGCACGGAAGGCGTCGGGATGGACGCACGCACCGTCGTGCGGTTGCCTGTCGGCAGGTTGCCTTCCTTCCAGACGATATCCTGGATGATCGGGTTCGAGTTCTCGAGTGCCTCGATGATGAAATCAATGGAGCCGTCTGGCGCGACGCGTTTCTTCCAATCCGCGAGCGTCAGCGACTGCGCACCCAAAGTTGCCATTTTGTTTTCCTCCTTTGTTTGTCAAAAACAATTCACAAATCCTTACACATATCCACACTTTCGCGTCAATACTGCGCGAAATTTGTGTTCCCATAAATCGGCGCATCTTTTGCTGGCGTTCCTGCTGCACCGTGCCCTCGATCTTCTCCGATCAGCTCGCCGAGCACGGCCATCGCGCGAATCACTTCCACGCGGTTGCCTGCGCCCGTTTCATTCATCGCTTCGCGAAGTCCCGGCACGCGCTGTTGCAAAGTATCCACCGCAACGCCGCATTTCGCGACTGTCGCGTCGTAGTCTCCCCCGAGCTCCGTCTTTGCGTCCTTCTCCCACTGTGCGCGCTGTGCCATCTGCGCCTGCTGAAACGCTCCGACGCCGTTCTTCATGTACTCCATGCCATACGCCGCGAGTTTCGACGCCTGCGTCTGCGTCAGCCCGCACTCTTTCGCGAGAGCTCCGAACGCCTTCGCGCTCGCCTCGTCGTACTCCATGCCTTCCGGCACGGCGTCATGGAAGTCGTACGCCTCCGGCACGCTCTCCGCCGCCTTCTCCTGCGTGTTCGCAGTCTTTTCTTCTGCGTTCGCAGAAGTTTCTGTTGCGTTTGCAGAAGCTTCTTGTGCGCCGCCCACATCAGCTGTACGGTCTGTTCCTCCTATTGCAGCGTCTTGCGCGCCGCCCGCCTGAGCGCCTCCGACGATCGACGTGCCGCCCGCGTCCGTACCAGCACTTTCCGTGCCTGCATCCTCTGCGAAGCGCTGCAAATCCATCACGAAATCAAGCATCTTCGTTGTCTCCTTCCTCTGCTTCTCTGCGAAGTCTGTCCTGCTCGCGCTGGAACGCATAATACTCGCGCTCTGCGAGTTGTTTTCCTGCGAGGGCTTCCTCTCCGAGAGAGTTCACCGCATTCAGCGTCGCAAGTGCTGATCGCCGTTCTCCTTCCCATACGAAGAACTCCGAATCCACCGCGATAGGAGGGTTCGCCGCTGAAAGCAAATGGCAGCGCTCGAAAAAGCGCATCAAGAACCATCGCCCGTCCTCCGACGCTAAGAGATATCGAAGTGCTGCCTGGTCCTTGTTGGCAACCCTTTGTGAAAGCATTCGCTCCATCTTGTCCAAGCGTTCCTGCTTGTCAAGGTCTAAGAGCTCTCCCACGGTTGGATAACGTCCCGCGCCATCAAACGCTTTGAAAATACCCATGTGGTTCCCCTTTCTACGCCTGCGGCGCTCCCATGTTGTCCATGCCCATCAGCTGTTGCAGGGCGGGGTTCCCGTCCTGTGCGGCCTCTGTCGCGTTCTTCGCGGCCTGCGCGGCAGGTGCGGCCATCTGCACCATCTGTGCGGCCTGTGCTTCCTGCTCTTTCTGCGCTTGCGCCTGTTGCTGTGCTTCCACGATCTTCTGGTAGTCTTCGTCGCTCCGCTTGATCGCTGCTGGCGCGCCCACCATCTCGAAGTACCGATTGATCGTCTCGCTCGCGTCGAGCTTCTGGAGGATTTTCGGGTCCGCCTGCGCGAGCTGGAACAGGAAGCCGACGGCCTGCTCGATGTTCACAAGACCGCCCATCTTCTGTGCCTGCGCGAGCGGGCTGATGTACTCGATCTTGATTTCCTCCTGCGCGAGCTGTGCCGCGAGTTCTTCGTCTTCGGGTTCTGGGAAGACATGCGCCCGATCAAGGATGTTGTACACCCGCTCGATCAGCCGCCCGAGAAATTCAAACTGCATGCGCTGTACGACAGGGCCGAGCTGTTGCATCTTTTCCTGCGTGCGCTCCACGACCTCGCGAGCCGTCATCGACTTGTCTTCCATCTGGTCGAGAAGCAGGAACAAGTCGGCACTGTACGCCCGCTTGATACGATCTTCGAGGTCGACGATTTTCTGCTGGAGATATTGCAGATTCGTCTGAATCTGGAACAGCGGCTTGACGCCGTCCACCTGTTGCACGTAGGTTTTCCCGCCCGGCACGAGCGAAATGCCTTTCGTCGCGTTGTCTGCCGTCGTTGTCATCGGCGGCTTGACGGACAGCTCTACTGCCGTCAGGTAGTCTTTCTCGAGCATTTGGAGGCCTTTGGCATCGCCTTCGGCGAACCATCCAGGTCCCTTCCCGTATGCCTCCGTCCCCGTGATCTGGTATCGTGCCACCACGACGGGGAACTCGTAGAAGCCGCCGATGTACAAGCACTCGTCGGGTCCGCTGTCTTCAAGGTAGTACACCGATACGTACGGGAGATACTGCCGTCCAAGGCGTGTCGGGTCCGCGCAGGGGTTTCGCCCGACGAACCACACGACTTTGTACTGGTTCGAGACACCCGTCCCGCGTGTGAGCTCGCTTTGCACGCGGTCCGGCAAGACGTCCTTGCCAAACTTCTCGAGAAGCTGCACCGCCGTCATGGAGAATCGTGTGCAGAACGTATCCACCGTCCCGTCCGCGCCGCACTCCATCGCGTACGTGCCGACCGCGTACGGCTCGAAGCGCACGCCGTATCGCGCATCTGGGAAGATCGCGAGCGGTGCCTGCCCGAATGCCAGCTCCAGATAGCAGCTGTGCACGGCCGTATAGAAATTGCTCTTTTCCAGCACTTCGTTCATGATATCGATTCGCTGGTCGAGCAGTTTCGCGACGTCCGACGTGTCCTCCAGCTCCGCGCGTCCGAAGTTCAGACGAAACCATCTGCGCGACGGTGGCGTCAGGCCGCTCATCACGCCTGCCGCGAAAATCTGATTGGACTGCCACGCACACCCATGGTAGATATGACGATCACGCCGCAGCGCACGGCTTGTCACATCTTCCTCTCCGTCGAACACGCCGAGAAACGGCAGCTGATAGTCACGGATGGCTTTCCATCGCGTCACGTACGATTCTCTGCGCCGCACCATCTCGCGTGCGAGCTGGCGCACTCTGCGAAGCGCGTCTTTCCCAAACGCTTTTCGCGTCTGCTTTCCCGCGTCTTCGCGTGCTGTCCGCCGTTCTTCTGCGCCGCCCGCGACGGTTTCTTGTTCCTTCGGCGGCATTCGCGCCGCCCGCATTCTCGCACCTGCCATGGCGCTGTCCCTCCTTCCGTGTCAGCCGAGCGTCGAGCGCGTCCCCGTGCCGCCCGCATTCGTCGCGCCACCAAGGATGGACGCCGCCTCTGCCGCGCGGTTCGCCGTCAGCATGTTGCTCGCCTGGCCGACGCGCCGCTTCTGTTTCTTTCCCACGGACGTATCCACGCCCGTGTCCGCCGACTGCACCACGGTAGGTGCCGGGTCAACTTTCGGCGCCGTATAGCTTCCGCCGCCTCCGCCTCCGCACATTGTGATTCCTCCTTTTCGTCAGCCCGCCCATGTCACAGGCACACGCTTTACCCACCCCATAGAAAACGCTTATTTTCCTTCCCGCCCTCCCAGCGTTTCCGCTGTCAAAGGCACGCACAAGGGACCCGCCCAAATGGTCAAAACGGTTCGTAGTCCGTTTCGCACATCGCATTCCGCTCCAGCGCCGCCCGCGGAACGACTGGCAGCGCAAAGGTTAGCGCGAGGGCATCTGCCAAGTCTGGCGATTTTCCCATGCGCTCCTTGATATGTTCTTTCGGCTCGAGTTTCATACGGTTCGCCGCGTCGAATCCGTATTCCGGTGTCACGAGCTCGCTCTTGAGTTCCGGCACGTCTGGCAGGCTTCCGCCCGATGAGAGCCATGTGCGCATGTTGTCCCACATTTCCGCGCGCTTGTTGACATACCGCGTATCTTTCAGTGCCTTTCCGCCGAATGGTATCTCCGTCACTTGATAGCCGAGCTGGCGGCAGCGGTCGATGACGCCTTCGCCACGTCCGGCATCGATGAACACAGCGTCTGGCCGCCATACATCGATCTCCGCGACCAGCCGTGCGGCAAGGTCCATGTTGTCGATATCCTGAAAGACTTTTGGTGCGAATGCCGCAAGCCCTTGCCGCCGTACGAACACGCTTCTGTCGTTGCCAAAGCGTGCCACGTCGACGCCGAGCACTTTCGGCGCTCCCGCGACGTCCCGCGCCGTATAGGATTTCTCGCACGCCGCCGTCACTTGGTCAATCGTGATGAGGACGTTGTATGCGCTCGCCGTGAAGTCGCAGTAGAGCTCTTGGCGTATCGCCTCCGCGCTCATGTCGCGCTTGAGCGCCTCGAGTTCTTTCGGGCCGTACCGCCCGCCTTCGTCGAAGAGCCCGCTCTCATCTGCGCGATACATGCACGCGTACCAGTCCGGCTCTCTCTGCGCCCGTTGATACATCTCGTAGAACGCATTCTGCCCTTTCGGCGTCCCGATGAATACCGCCCAGCCGTCACGGTCCGCAAGTGCAGGGCGAATGACTTCGTTCCACAGCTCCGGCTTGATCTGCGCGTACTCGTCGAGAATGACGCCGTCCCAGTACGAGCCCCGCAGCGCGTCTGGGTGGTCGGCACCCATGATGTAGATACGCCCGCCGTCCGCGCCGCTGTAGTTCGTCGGGAACTCCACGTAGAGCTCCGATTCGTTGACCTTCATGCCTGGGATGACGTGCGTGTAGTACTTCAAGTAGTTCCACGCGATGTGTTGCGCCTGGTTGCGAAATGGCGCGATGTATGCGTACTGCGGTGACCTCTGCTTGTTCTTGATACACATTTTGATGACGTGATTGATCGTCCCGACCGTCTTTCCGAAGCGTCGGTGCGCCACGACAACCGAGAAACGGTGACATTCCAGATTCGGGTGAATCACTTTGCGCCATAGACGCTCCGGCCGGTACGGGATCGTGATCTTACGCCGTGTTGTCTGCGCCTTCGTTCGCTTCTCCAGCTCTTCCTCGCTCATCTTCACCCTGCCGTGTTCCATCTGCCGCATCATCTTCGCCATCCTCGCCGTCTCCTTCCCAGCCGATCGCACTCGAGCCGTCCCCGACGTGCTCCTCCTGCACGCGTTCTTTGTACTTGTCTGGGAATGCTCCCTTCAGGAGGATTGCGAGAAGCGTGTCCGAGTATACTTTCTTCGTTCCGACCTTCTCGCCTTTGTAATAAATCTCGACGTCCTCGCCCTCGACGCCGCGCCGGTACGCTTCTTCCTCTATGAGGTCATTCGCCATCTCGCGTGCCCGCTGGTACGCCCGTCGATAGTCGCTGTCTTCGTGCATCCAGAAGTAGTGCGCCTGCCGCGACAGCCCCATCTTCCTTGCCGCCGCGGACACCGTCCCGAGCTCCACGACCCAGTTTAGAAACTTGTTCTTCTCCTTCGCCCGGATGAACTTGTAAAGCCGTCGCGCCATGTCTCGCACCTCCTCGCGCCTAGCATTTTCGCGCCGCAAGACCATCTCCTCGCGCGCGCGTAGCGCCTGCGTTTTCACCCTGTAAAGCAAACAAAGCACAGAAAACTGCAAGCAAATCCCGAAAAACGGGTACAAAAAAAGCACTCTTTCGAGTGCTTGTCTTTTCACGGGGGTGTACGGTATCGAAGTGCCACAAGCATGAGGTTCTGTCCTTCGAGAGGCTCTGCCCTTCTCCCCGATTCCGTACATGATACTATCTTACCACACTTTTCGCCGAATAAAGTGCAGCACGAAAAGATTTTTCAAAAATTTTTCTTGCAGGCGCACTCACTCCTGCGGTTCTTCCGTCTTGTGTTGCTCGCGGTCCAAGAGCAGGTTCTTGATTCGCAGCTCCGTCTCCGCCACCCGCGCCACGAGGTCCTGCCACCACGCCTTCACCGTCCGCTCCGCGAGCCATGCGCACGGGTCCAGATATTCCCGCTCCATTGAGCGCGTATAAATCCGCTGGGTCTGTGCTACCCATCCCGGCCGCCCCTGGCGAAATCCTGTCCCTCGCACGTTCTCTGCCGCCCGCCGCGCATGGAGGAACACCCGCTTCTGGTCCGATAGCCCGCGCTCCACCACTTCCACCGCCTGCAGCCAACTCCGTTCCTCGCTGGCGCGGTCAAACTCCTGTCCGCGCACCACGCTCCGCTCCGTCGGTTGGAAGCCCTTCGTCTCCGGCACCTCCCCGTGCAACGAGACAAAGTCCTCTCGTGCCGCCCGATACGTCGCGAGCTCCTCCCGATAGCACAAAAGAAAATGCTCTGCCCGCTTCCGGTCTTCCGAAGCCGCGCGATTGATCGACAAGGCTTCCCCTTCCGTCATCAAGTCCATGCGTTTACTCCTCCTCACGGTCATCCTCATAGCGGAACAGTTCCCGCATGACGCTCCGATACGTCAGCCAGCTCCAAAGCAACGTGCTACCGATCACGAGTGCCGCGCTGCACCACACCACGGCCACCGCCGTAAAGACAGGGTGCTCCATCACAAACTCCATCCGCGTTCACCTCCCCACGCCGTCACATCATCGAGCCCCGCGCGTCGCTCGAAAAATCCCACCGAGAGTGGGAAACCCTCCTGCGTATGTGCATGATAAGAAAACGCCTGCACCACCTCGTACCCCTTCGGCGGCACAATCTCTTCGCGATACGTATCTGCCCGCGAAATGCGCACCTTCACCGGCGCACGGCGGACGAGGTTGCGAGACGTCATCACGCGCCCGCTCCCCGTCTCCTTGTCCACGTCCTCCTTCACGAAATACGCCATCAGTTTCTTCGCATCCTCGAGTGCGCCCTGGTATACCTCCACCTTCACGCGACCGTGCGGCCACGCCGCGACAACTGCCTCGCGTGCCTCCTTCGGCAGCTCCGGCAACAGCACATGTCCGTGCGGTCGCCCGTGTGAGAGATTCTCCAGCACCGAGATATACTTCATCTCCACGCCGTTCCTCCGGCAGATCGTCCGCACCCGACGTTTCCACCGCTCAAAATCCGCCCGTACCTCTTCCGCGCTCTCCGGCTGCTCTCGATACGTCAGCGTCAAATAGCTGTCCCCACTCTGAAAATTGTCCAGGCAAAGAAGCATCATCCGCTCCTCGCGCATCTTGCGGTTCACCTTCGCCTGCGCCAGATTCGTCTCCTGCTCCTTCCGCGCACGGACCTCCTTGTTCTTCGGCAAGAGCGCCATCGCCTTGTACGAGTGATACCGCTTCTCTATCGCGAAACGTCCATTCCGCGACACCCAGCGCGAACGCATGTAGCTCATGGCACCCTTGCCTCCTCACGGTTCTATGTCATGTCCTTTCGGACACCCTGATTCTTTTTAAAAATTCTCTAAATATGTCGGCAAAATAATTCCTTTATCAAGCGCACAAGGCGGCTCATGCCGCCTTTCAAAAAACGCGCTTCCTTCTATAGAAAGAAACCCTACTTTTCTCTTTCTCGCACCCATTCCGCAAGCGTCGTCAGCTTCAGTGCCACATCTTCCTGCACCTTCCGCGTCTCCGCTGGCTCCATCCCCAGCGTCCAGCGCAGGATCGCCCGCGCCTCGTCGCGGATGTTCGCCACATGCCGCGCGATCTCTTCCTCCACCGTCCGCTGCCAGCCCTCACGGTTCAGTTTCCCTTTCAGCTCCGCATTCTCCGTGCGAAGCTTGCGGATTTTCGCCGCCATCTCCTGCATATCATTCGATGCATCCTCCGCCGCGTCCGATAGCCGCCTCACCTGCTCCGCTAGACGGTCGTTTGATTCCTGCATGCGCCGCACCTGTGCCCGTGCCTCGTCAAGGTCGCGCGCATCCCGTGCCGCCCGATACCTGCACACCTGCTCCATTTCACTCATCCTCCTTCACCCAATAATTCACCCGCAGCACATCCCCCGGATACAGCTCCGTGCCGCGCTTGCGGTCGAGCAGCCACGGGTTCAGCTCCACGATCCCTTCCTCGAACTCCAAGATATACCGCCGCCCGCCCGTGTTCCGCGCTAGAAAATCTTCTGAAATGCTCCACAGCGTGTCCCCTGGCTTCACCGTATACGACGTCTCAACGAGCACCTGCCCGCTCTCCTCTGCATACCGTCCGCCCGTGTACACGATCGCCAGCAGCACCAGCGCCGCCGCCACGAGTACCCTGTCCCACACGCGCCCATGCCAAACCCACATCAAGAACCCCTCCTCTCAAGCCAATGCACGCTTCCGTTCCGCTTCTATTTTCTCTGCTCTCTCCAGCTCCGCGACGATATCATGCCCTGCATATTCCTCGATGAAAGCATTCAGTGCCGACGTCGGCACCCGCTTATTCCGTCCGAAATACAAAGCAACCATCATCCCCGCATTCACCATGCGATTCACCAGTGTCCGCGTTGTCCCGAGTGCCTCTCCGACCTCATCCGTCGACAGCAAGCGGTCGACCGGCAGCTCCGTCACCACATGCTTCTCCTTCTCCCGTGCCTTCATATCAAAAACCTCCGATCTCTCAAAAACCTAGCGTACGGCCACCCGCCGAAGCTTTCGCGTCACCGCGCCAAGCCCAGCGTCGCCTGTCCCATCGACATTTCCGCCAGCTCGCGCGCCGTCCGCCGCGCCTCTGCGATCTGCACCATATAAAGATTCACCTTGTCCCGCACCTCCTTCGGCACGACCAGATAATCCTCGCGCAAAAGCTCCGTATCCTTCGCCCGCGCCTCCTGCTTCATCCGTTCCTCATACCACGACATCGTACTTACCTCCCTATCTGTTTTCTGCTCGCCATATACATTCCATACGACATCCCGAGTTCTCGAGCCATTCGCTCCCGCTCCGCGAGACGCGCATTCACCTCCGCGTGCTTCATCAAAGGCTTGTGGTTTCCACGGAAGTGTTGATCCCCGAAGCCCTTCTTCTTGCACGCCTCGCAATACTTCGCCGTCTTCCCGTGCGCCACGAACGCCTTCCCGCAGTGCGCGCACACCCGCTCCTCGCGGAACTCGCCCTCCATCTGGTGTAAGTCCATCCATACCACCTCCGACCTGCTATAATGAAACCAAGCTCTTCCGAAAGGAGGTGATCACCATGCCGCCCATCAGAAGAGAACACATCGACCAATGCCCCCAGACAGGCCAGATCGTCCACGTCGTTGTCATCATCCCCAGCCAAGGAAAACCGGCATACACATGCGACAGTCAAACCTGCCCCATCAAGGGAGCCCCCGGTTGTCCGGTAGCGCGTTCCTATATGTCATAGGCTCCACGTAAATCCGGAACGGGTCATTCTTATCTACGTCCCGAACCTCGAAATACAGGTTCGGGACATCTTCTTTTCGCATCGCGAACGTGACATTTAGCCGCTCTTCCGATGACGAATACTTTTTCGTCCCATCCGGATACCGCACAACCCCCGACCACGTCCCGAACGTCTCCACAAGCACATCCATAACCTCACCTCCCCGCCGCCCGCGCGGCAAATCTGCTATACTATCCCCAAGAAAGGACGTGACCCATCATGAAACTCGACTACGACCTCATCCGCCAGCTCCTCCTCGACATTGAAGAACGCGCCGAAGGATTCATCCCCGACACAGCAAGTAGTTACCGCAAATCATATCCGAAAATCGACGAGAAATACTTTCTCTACCACATCAAATACCTCTCCGAATCTGGATACATCAAAACAGGCATCGACCTCGAAGACATCTACGACATCACCCCGCGCGGCCGTGAATACCTCGACAGTATCCGCGACCAAGGTGTCTGGGAAGAAGTCAAGAAAAAGCTTCAACCCTTCTCCTCTGTTCCCTCCGACATCCTCGTCGCGCTCGCCAAAGACGCGCTTTCCCATTTGCTTGGACTGCACGGCACTGTATAAGTCTCCGCCTGCATCTTCACCATGCGGAACACGATATCCATTTGGCAGAGCGTGATCCCGTACTTGTGGATTACTTCCGCGATCTCTCGTTCTGCCGAATCAAAAGGCTCCGTCACCTCATCTCACCTCCCCGCCGCCCGCGCGGCTTTTTTTCACGCTGCGCCCTCTGCGGCCTTCCGCTGGTGCTCCTCCGCCTTCCACGCCGCGAGGTCTTCCGCGGCCGCCCTGCCCTTTTCCCAGATCCGCTCGCTGTCCTCCTGCGTCGCGATCCCGAGCGACACCGCCAGCCGCATCACCGTGCGGAACGCCATCTTGTGGCTTTTCAGCACCCCATCGGACAAGCCATCCAGCACCAGCGCCCGATAGATCTGTGCCTCGCACAAAGCTGCGCTCAAAACCTTTTCCTTCTCCATCTCCGTCATGATGAAAACCTCCCAACTCTCAAAAGAACAACCATCGCAACCCCCGCGCCCTGCGGCAGGCCATCCCGCCGCCCCGCGCGGCCTTTGTTTTACCGTTTAACGTTTCTACGGCTTTATATTACACCGCTAAACAATATTTGTCAATAGATTTTTGTTGCTTTTTACCGTTCAGCGTTATATCATATAAATAGCGAAAGAAAGGAGGTGATCCCCATGACCATCAACCAGCGCATCCGTCAGCTCCGCAAGCAGCGCGGCCTCACGCAAGCGGAATTTGGCGCAAAGATAGGACTAAAACAATCCGCCGCCAGCAAGCTAGAGCAAGACGGCGCGACCGTCGTTGACCAAAACATCCGCCTCATCAGCGAAGCCTTCGGTGTCAATCCCGAATGGCTGCGCACAGGAGAGGGCGAGCAGGACGCCGACGAAGAAGAACGCTTCATCCAGCGCATGATCGACCGCTACCAGATGGACGGCCTCGACGCCACCGTCCTGCGCGCCTGGCTCTCCCTCTCCGCCGAAGACCGCAAAGACATCCTCGACGCCCTCGACCCCCTCGTGCGAAAGTTCAAGGGCGAGCCGCCCGCGAGTGAGAGCGACGAAGCCGCCCGCCGCGCCTACCGCGCCGAGCAGCACCGCCTCCTCGACGCCGAGCTCGACGCAAAGGAAAAGGAAAACTCCTCTTCCACCCCACGCACCCCTGCTATCAGCGCGGATGAAAAGCGCGCATAAAAAAAGAAGAACGCCCCCAGCACTAGCCTGCTGGGGACGCCCTTCCGTTCCTTTGAGAGATATTGGGTTTTATTCGCTTGCGCCGCCTATGGAGAAGAACAGCGCAGCCGTCAAAAGAAGCTCCTTCAAAAGAGCTCGCTTTGTGATGCATTCATATTCTACCATGCGCAATACCGCGCGTCAACAGAAAGGAGAATCCACCATGTCCTACCTACGCAAACGCGGCAAGAAATGGTACTACACCATCGAAATCGGCACGGGCAAAGACCGCAAACGCGTCGAGCGCGCCGGTGGCCGCACCAAAGCCGAAGCGCAAGCCGCCTTCGCCGCCGCCCTCGCACAGTACTCCACGACCGGCAGCCTCCGCACCGCCGCCAAGATCACCTACAAGGAGCTCGCGTGCGAATGGGAATCCACCTCCCTCAAAGCTTCCCGCCCCATGACCCGTCGCAATTACGACAGTACCCTCCGCAACCACATCCTCCCCGCCTTCGGTGAGCGTCTCCTTCCGAGTATTCGCCCCCGCGACCTCCAGTCCTTTCTCAACCAGAAAGCCGAAGTCAGCAGCACCGCCGTCCTCGGCATCATCCGCGCCGTCCTCAAGCGTACCTTCGACTATGCCGTCTTTGCCGAATACCTCACCGACACCCCCATGCGCGGTGTCAAGACCCCCGAAGGAAAGCCTCTCGGTGAGCGCCGCACTTTCACCCCCGAAGAATTTCACCAGCTCACCGACTACCTCCAGTGCCAGCGCCCCGAGCTCCTCCTCCCCGTCCTCATCGCCTACCATACCGGCGCGCGCTGCGGCGAAATCCTCGCCCTTACTTGGGACGACCTCGACACCGCCGCCCGCACCCTCACGATCAACAAGACCCTCCTCCAAGACGGCACCCTCGAAGACCGTACCAAGACCAAGTCCGGCACGCGCACCATCACCATCGGCGCCGCGCTCCTGCGCATCCTCAAAGCTGCCCGCGCCCAGCAAGCGCAAGACCGTCTCCGCTACGGCCGCTACTATCGCGACTGCGGCCGCATCTGCCGCCGCATCGACGGCAGCACCCTCACCCAGCCCTACGTCCGCACCGTCAACAAATACTGCCGCGACCACTTCGCGCCTGGCCTCTGCTTCCACTCTCTCCGCCACACCCACGCTACCATGCTCCTCGAAGTGGGGGAAGACCTCGAGCTCGTCTCCAAGCGCCTCGGTCACGCCGCCATCAGCACCACCGCCAAAGTCTACTCCCACATCCTCGAAACCCGCCAGAACGCCGAGCGCGAAATCCTCGACCGCACCTTCCTCTGAAAAATTTGCCGCCATTTTGCCGCCGAAATTTCAAAACACGAAAGGAAACACCAACATGCACCAGACACACAAAAAGCCCGCAAAGCCTTGCTATCAAAGGCTTCACGAGCTACACCAAACGACAACAGAATACCACCGAATCCGCACAAATTCTAGTGTGTGTGAAAATCAAATGTGCTTCTAGTCTAGCAGAATCAGCCATTCCGCGCAATAGCGTCATCCCCTTTGCCGCCATTTTGCCGCCGAAGATGTTTTGCCGTCGGAAGCACACAAAAAACCCGACCTTTCGGTCGGGTTTTTTGTGTGCACAGAAGCTTCTTCTGGCTAGTGCTCTTCCTAAATATTACGCCGTCGCGACTGTTTTCTCGAGTACCGTCTTCACGACATACACCGCTCCCTGTAGCACAAGTGGCAGTACGATCGCATCACGTACTTTGCACCAGCCTGTTTCCTGTGTGGCCTGGGCTTTCGTCGTTGCTGTGAAGTTGTCGACGGCATTCTCCACGACTGGCAGCACTTCATTGAGCACCGCCGCCGTCACCTGCTGCTTCACCTGCTCCGTTACGTCCTGCACGTTCAGTGCATTCACGATCGCGTCTCTCGTCTCTGTCCATTTCGACATGATACATCATCCTTTCGATTCGTTCCTTGTGAAACACATCATACGCATACCACAGCGTCATCGCGTTCCGGCAATTTACCACCGTTTTCTTGATTCGCGCATCGAAGCGCACGGTGATCTCCCGTGTGCCCCATGCTACATGAATAAGCTCCTCGCCTTGTGGTACTGCCGCCCGCCACGGCCGCTCATGCGTCAAAAACCATTCGAACCCATAAACACTTCCGAGCTCGACAAGTCCCGGCCATCCCGCCCGCGCACGCTTTTCCTGTGCCTGCGCCTGTTTCTTCTGTCGGCTCGCCATGCGCACCAGCTCCCTCTTTGAGAGGTTTTTCGTACATTTCCGCACATGCAATGCGTTTTTCTCTCAAAACGCCGCACATTCCGCACATGTTTCCGTACATTTTCGTACGGTCCGTGTTACAGCTCGCACTCGTAATCCGTTACGCCCCTTGCGATCGCACGGGCGAAATCATCTTGGTTGTCACGCAGGAGTGCATTGTCCGCCTCGTTCGAGATGAAGGCCGTCTCGACGAGCACGGCAGGCATATCCGTATGTTTCAGTACGATGAGGCCTGGGCGTGCTTTCACGCCTCGATCGGTCGTTCCGAGCGCGTCGACGATCTGCGATTGGATGAATCCCGCGAGGCGTGCGCCTTCCGACGTGTTCTCGTTGCTATACGCGAGTACCTCCGTCCCGTGCGCCGAATCGTCCGCCGCCGCATTACAATGGATCGACACGAAGACATCTGCTGGCCACGCATTTGCTTCCTCCACGACCGCGACGGGGCGCTCCTGCGGATAGTCCGTATCTTCTAGCAAGTTGTCCGACTGTAGGAGTTTCACCTCGCAGCCCGCCGCCTCGAGATACTTCTGCACCAGCAGGCCGATCTCGAGTGCTACGTCGCACTCGCGCAATCCGAAGCCACATGCGCCGCTGTCAAAATCTACATCATGCCCAGGGTTAATAAAGACCTTCATTTCTTTTCCTCTCCCTTCTTCTCTTTCGAAAGCTGTTCGAGTGTCTCGCGCAGCCGTTCCGGCACTGGCACGCCCGCTTTCGCAGCATTCTCCACAATGGAAAGTCCTTCGTTGCCAACAAAGAACCATACAACGACGGACTGTACAGCTGGCACGCCAGACGCATTCTCGAGTTCATGTGCCACCACGACGAGCAAGAGGATCATGATTTTCTTGCAGATTCCTCGCAGCCCTCTTGACGAGTTGAGTTTCAGATCGGGCGCGATATACGCTGCGAGCATGCCCGTCATATAGTCGAGTACCATCATTACGCAAAGCGCTTCGATTGCGTCATTCCATCCAAGAAAATGTCCGATCACCGTTCCGATTGTCCCCGTTGCCGCGCCGACCTGCCACTCCGTGCCTGTCGGCAGCCATCCTCTCAAAATGTCAAATACATTCATGTCGCCCCTCCTTCCTAGGTTCTCTTTCCCTGTTTCACGCATTCCCTTCCGAAAGATATTTCTCGATTTCTTCCCTCGTATACCCAAGGCGATACATCTTGCAATTTTCATCGGCACGGTACTCCGAATAAAGGTATACCGTCTTCGCGTCGTCCCCTGTTCCCGTCTTGCTCTCGTCCACCTTGTGTGTCGCGTCGACCGTCAGTCCATCCGCCGTATCGTACTGCCCGATCGGGAACCAGCGGTACTCGTCCGCGATGAGCCGTTTGTAGTCTTTTGCCCACATCTTGTACGGGAAATGTGCCCGCACATATTCGTAGTCTGCCCGCGAGTTTAGATGTTTCGGATAGTTCCTCATATTGTCTCCTCCTTACGTGAATGAATAGTATTTGTCAATCTTCTTGATGATCGTGGCGAACGGCACCTCGCTTGCGTATCGCTCCGCCTGCCCGCAGAGGATCGTGCTGCCCGTGAAGATTACATGGCGCTTTCCATCCTTCTCACAATGAATCTTCAGATACCGTGGCGAATTGCTCGACGCATACCGGCTCGTCCGGATATCGAAGCCAAGGACCGTGATCTCCTCGTTCAGCACCTCCTCGATCTTCACTTTCGTCCCGTCGAAAGGAATCTCATCTTTCGCGAAATCAGAAAACCGCTTCACGTTCCGTCCCCTCCCACCCACGCACGAAGCGCTCCAACGCATCTAGTTCCATTGTCAGCGCAAGATGATGGGTGTTTGCGTGCTTCATCCATCCCTTCATGCTCATCACCGCACTAAGTGCTCGCTCCTTCGTCAGTATTCCATGTTTCAATTCGTACGGAATTGCTCGTGCCCGTTGTTTCATCCGCTTTGCCGTCGACTTTCGCAGAAGCAGGTATCCTGCCGGGAAATGGCGATATCCAAGAAAATCTACGCCGCGGCTTGTCGGGAAGAGGTCACACTTCGAAAGCCGCAGTTTCAATCTCTCTTTGCAAAAGGTCCGTACCTTCTCCGCCATGTTCCCGAGTTCCTTCTTGTCGTTGAAAAACAACAGGAAGTCATCACAATACCGCACATAGTTCTTTACGCGCAATTCTTGCTTGACGAAAGTGTCTAGCTCATTTAGATACAAGTTTCCGATCCACTGCGACGTGTAGTTCCCGATCGGCACGTTCCGTTCGCCAGCGACACTGGAGAGAATATCACGGAACAGCCAAAGCACGCCTTTGTCCTTGATCTTCCGCTCGATGATCTCCATCGCGACCGCATGATCGATACTTGGATAGAACTTGCTGATATCGCATTTCAAGCAATAGCGGTTCCTGCGCACGAATTTCATCGTCTGCTGTGACCCTGCGTGAAGTCCCTTGTCCTTTCGGCAAGCATAGCTGTCCGAAAGAAACAGCCCGTCCCAGATCGGCTCGATCACATTCATGAGGGCATGCTGCACGATTCGATCTGGATAAAACGGCAAGATATAGATCACGCGCTCCTTCGGCTCATAGATGGTCTTGCAACGGTACGCTGACGTATGAAATGTATGTGAACGTAGCTCCTTTTGCAGCCTTCGCAAGTGGCCAGCGACGTCCTGTTCAAATTCCTGCACAGCTCGCTGCCATCGTTTTCCTCGTCGTGCGATCTCATACGCCAGATAGAGGTTGTCATATTCCACAACCTGTGAAAACAAATTCCCATGTCGTTTCAAAAAATCATCATCCTTTTCACGGCCAGCCACGTCCGCCATCGCTACTAGCAGTCAGCCGTCCTCCGTTTTGTATTTTCCTTTGCAGGAGGGCCAATGCGCCCAGCCAGAGGTTGCTCCTTTTCCGGCGTAGAGTTTCGTCTTGCTTCCCCTGTATCCGCACAGGCGCGCCCACCGATATTCGCGTTGAGCGAAAGCGGCACGTTATTCCAATTCGAACTGCGTGAGCCGCAGTTCGCAGCATTGTCCCAGTTGCCGCCGAAGATCACCCGATAGCGCACCAGCCCAAAATTTTCAAATCCGCCGCGCGGCACGTCGCCGCGTTTCGGTGCGACCGCTACGCGGACGCACGCGCGTTACGCGCTACGGTGCAACGGCTCCGCACAGGCGCGCCCACCGATAATCGCGTCGAGCGAAAGCGGCACGGCATTCCAAGCCGAACCGCGTGAGCCGCAGTACGCAGCATTGTCCCAGTAGCCGCCGAAGACCACCCGACTAGGCACCTGATAGCCCTGTCCAAGTTGGGAAGAATCATCGCTTCCTCCATACGCGCTCGACCACGAGTTGCCCGTATTCGTGTCGCCCGTCTCGATTCCCCACTGCCAGAGGTTCCCGCAGCAATCCTCGCATCCGATGTTCGAGATCATACGCCGCCCGGCCGTGTCGCTGTATCCTCCTGTCTTTCCGACGTCCGCCGAGCCTTTGATGTTCGTCCCTTGGTTTGACCCTGTCGAGATACTCATGAACTCCTCTTGATTCATCATCATCTTCTTCGCTTGCTTGTAGTACTTTGCGAAGGTGTACCAATGGAACTTCACGCCGCTTGTCCCGTCTGCCGTCGTCGCTCCATAAATAGACTGCACGGCGAGATCGCCGTCTGCCACTGTCCCCGTATACGACGTGAGATAGATATCAAACCACTTGTCGCATTCTTCGCTGTACACCATGCCCTCCGGCAACGAAATCGGACGGTGCCAGCAATCCCAGACCGACGCTGGCAGGACATCTCCCGCCACATATCCCGAGAGTTCGTGTCCTGTGATCGTCCCGACGTCCGCGCAAAGTCCATGGAATCCTCCGATCTTTCGCGAATTATCCGCCGTGTATCCTGTCGGTACCGTACTATTTTCCGATAGCACGAAGCTTGGCACGAGCGTATCCGTCGCCACCGCGTAGATATACGCGTCCGTCCCCGCACGGTTCGCGGCCGCTGCCGGATTCTTCTGGCATGTCCATACCACTGACCCATCGTTGTACGTCTCGCCTACCGTCGTTGGCAGCGTCGGTTCGAGTGTCGATGACGTGCCCGCCGTCGTGCATTCGTAGATGTATGCCGTATCCGTCCCGACGATATGCTCGCCGACGCTGTACGCATGGTTCGCAACACGTGCTTCCGCTTTCGTGTCCCACGCTGCCGCGTCGCGTGTATCGATCGTCACGGCCTCCGTCAACTTGTAGCCTTTGCCATCGATATTGAGCCACAAGATCGACGGGCTTGTGAGTGCTGTCTTGCTTGACGCGCTCCACGGCACGTCCTCCAAATAGCAATTCGGTGCGTCTGCCCCTCCCACGAGGCCTTCCACGCGCTCGAGTTCGGTCTTTGTTGCGCGACTGTCAATGTCATCTTTGATACCGCCCGTGGCCTTGTCTGCATTGATTGTCCCCGCGTAGACCACGCCCCAGCGCTTTGCCTCCGTCCCGAGATTTTCCGTCTGCTCCGCTGTGCGCGGTACGATGTTCCTGCTCATGTGTTAGCCCTCCAATGCGTAGATATCTTCATTTTCGTCCAGTCCCCAGAAGCTCGACACTTGCGGGCTCGCACGGACCATGAGATCGCCGTTATCGTCATATTCGAACGTGTCTGCCGTCGTTGTCGTGACAGGTACCCATTTCCCAGACGTGCGCGGATCCTCGCCCGTCGACATCTTGATACAGCGCCACGCCGACCCGTCTGCGAGCATCACGACGTCCGCTGCTTGATACGTTGTCGCCGCGTTGTACGCTACTGCCCGCGTTCCTAGATATTTCGCCGAGAGTGTCAGCTCCGCAAGTGTGCTCGACGCGAGTTCCGCGCCCTCGCTCGCCTCTTTCGCCGACGTCGCTGCCTCCGTCGCTCTCTCCGCCGCCTCCGACGCTGACGCCGCTGCCGCCGCCGCGCTCGCGACCGCCTGCTGTTTTCCTTCCTTCAGCTCTTCCATGAGTGCTTCCGGCAACACGTCCGAGGACTTCGGCACGGTGACGGCGCGTCCTAGCATCTCCGCCTGTTCCTGTACAATCATCGTGAGCTTGTCATCCATCTTTTCGAGGAGCGGCAGAGGATATTTCTCTCCTAAGTCTGTTTCCTGTGTCACGGGTGTCTCACGATAAATCACGAGTTTTTCCCCTGACGTGAGCACGGCAGGTTGTTCCGACGCGGCAGGCTCCGTGCCTGGCGCGTAGCCTGGATATAGCACCGCTCCTTTCTCCGTGTCCACATAGTAGTCACCCGCCAGCACCGTCTCTTTCTCCGTCGCCACATCGTACACCAGTACGTGCACGTCAGCCGCGTCCGCATACGCGAAACTGAACGGGAACTCCGTTGTCTTCCCGTCGCCTTTGTACACGACCTTTGTCTCTGTCTGATTGACCATAGAGCTTCCCCCTTTCAAAAAGTCCCACGCAAAAAGCCCAACAGGATCACTCCCATTGGGCTTCTCACGAACTCGATATGCTATCATTCTACCACGTCGTACGCGGATTATCGTGCAGCACGAAAAGATTTTTTCTTTTTTATCTCCTCTTTTCCCAAACGTTCCCTTTACTTCTTGTCCTTCTTCTCTTTCTTCGGCGGTGCTGGCGGACGTTTCGGGATTTCGCGCTCCACTGGCTTCTTGTCGAAGAGTGCCGACCAGAAAATCTGCCTCCAGCTCTTGTCATAGCGATCATCTGCGTCATTGAGATATTGCATCGTGCCCGTGATCGCATCGACGAGCGTATTCGTCAGTCCCGTGCGTCCTGCCGTCACCGTCGACACCGCATTCACGCCATGTCGCAGTGCTTCGCTGTACGTCACGCGCTGATCTGGCTTCTTGTACTTTGCGTCCTCCTCGAGTTTCTGCAGATACTCCTGCCGTTTCTTTCCCTTCAGCTTCTTGAGTTTCTCTTCCTGCTCCTGCTGTTCCTTCGCATGCTTCTCCTCGAGCTCGAGGTCCTTCTCTCCTTTCTTCGACAGCAAGACCACAGCTTTTCCTGCCTCCTCAAGCGAGCGGAATGCGCTCTCCATTGGATTCATCGAGCGTCCGTACGTCGTCCCGTCAAACGCGAGATTGATCGCCGTGTTCGCGATATCTCGTACCAGTACGAACGAGCCTGTCACCTGTGACAGCGTGTTCTTCCCGAAGACTTTCAGGAAGCGCTCGAGCGGTGGTATCTCCTGCTGTTCCTCCTTTCCTGTTTCTGGGTTCTTCACCTTGCGATACTTGTCTTTGTCATCGTTGCCGTCAAGTCCAAGCGCAAACTTCAGCAGGCAGCCGACGAGCGACATCACCACGACGCGGTACATGACCGACCGTGCGAATGGTGCCCAGCGCCGGATGGTTCCTTCCGTCCGCCCGCTGTACTTCCCGTGGCGGTACGCCGAGAAAAGCGCATTGAACTGCGTATTGAAGAACGAATAGAACACCGTCATCAGCTTCATCGCTTCCGACTTCTGCCGTTGGATACTCGCGAGGTCCATTGTACGGCCGCTGCCGAATGTGTCGCGGATCGCCGCGTCTGCCTCCGCAATCGACCGGCGTTCCGCCTCCTTTACGACCGCTCCATCGTCCAAAATCTCTGCTTCCTGCGCCTTCGCAAAAGCGTCTTCCGCTTCATGCAAGTCACGGTAAAGCTCCTTCATTGGCTTCGGCTCCGTTTCCATTTCGATGGCAGGTTCTTCCATTTCCTGCCCGAAAGGTTCTTCCTTCACCTCTCCCTGTCTCTTTACATCAAATGGTGAGCCGCCCGCCTGTTCCGTGCCTTCCGTCGCGTTCTCTTGGAAGAGTGCCTGCTCCGTGCCCGCACGCGTGTACGCCATATCCGCGAGCGCCGCCGCCTGTGCGGCCTCCGCCCGTGCACGTTCCCGTGCTTCTCCCGCCGCGACCTGTGCGTCGACGATTGCCGCATTCGCCGCGTCGACACGCGCCCGTGCCTCTTCCAGCGTCCGCACGCGTTCGTCTCGCTCCTCCGTCACCTCTTTCAGCTTGTTCGAGAACGCATCCTTGAACGACTGTACCCACAGTGGCGCCGACAGTGCCAAGTCCGAGTAGAGCATCAAGTCGTACGCATGTCCGCGGATGATCTCAAACGGGCGATAGTCCGCCTCGAACAGTCCTTCCTGCTGTCGGATATCGCGATCCATGCTGTTGATACGATTGCGCATAAAGACCGACTTGTAGAGCAGGTCCTTGTTCTCTGCAAAATGCGAATAGAAGTTTGCGATTGCCCCGAGCGCATGTGTCGCACCGAGTTTGTCCATGACGGGCCCAATGTTCGACGCGTTCTCGATGACTGGCCACAGGCGATACCCCATGATGGCCATGACGCTGTTCCTGCGCAGATACGACAAGATACGGTTGATCTGATTCGACGCCTGGTTTGTCTCCGTCGGTACGATCTTCCAGACGTCCGTCGCCCACTCCGTCAAAATCTTGTAGTAGTCCGCGCCCATCGTCTCCGTGACCTTGTCCTCCATCGCCTTCGAATAGACAAGACGGTACACATCGCGTGCCGGGAGGCGCACTTCGATGTTGTGGATGACTTCTTGTACATGGTCTGTGATGACGGACAGCTCCAGCAAGAGCGGCCGCGCCACATACTGCGAGCGATGTTTCGTGAACGCACGCCCCGTCCCGAGCACCTGTGCCCCTTGCAAAGCGCTCGACGCCTGCAAATTCTCTTCTTGGTTCATCGCCTTGATGGACTTTTTCGCATTGTACTTGATTCGATAGTAGCCGCCTTTCATATGCAAGACTTTGCCATCCGGCGTCTTCACGTCAAACGGCACCGCCTGCTCCTTCTTCAGCATCGTCCCGTTCAGTTCTTCCTCGACGCGCACCGTCTCCGGCCAGAACGTATCAAGATAGTCCCAGACATTCTGCACGAACGTCCAGTCCTTCTCCGTCATATGGTCATAGACGAACTTGCGCACATCCTCCTCCTTCATTCCGAACCCCGCGACGAGCCTCTGTAGATTGTTCCGTGTCCCCATGTTCAGCGCCATGACGAGCAGGTTTTCTTTCGAGATTTTCGTGCGTCCCGCTCCCGTCTCGAGCGTCCACTGCTTTTTCTTCCAACCGAGCACCTCGTCGTGCGTGTACGCCGACCGCAGCCCGCGCAAGTCTTTGACGGCCTGCTCGACACGCTCCGCTTCGCGCGTGATTGCCTTCTCGTAGATTCCATAAATATATTTATGTGCCGTTTTCCCGAGCGCCTTGAGAATCTCTTCCGGCTTCATCGTCACGGCAAGATACCCCTGTCCCTGCCGTGCGAGCGCCTCGCCAATCCCTGGCACTTTCCCGAGCCATGCGTTATAACCAAGCCCGCCCGTATCCTCGTTGACGAGGTCGCGATTCACCTTCATGAAGGCCGCGTCGCCCGTGTCCGCCATGATTTCGTCCAAGACTTCGGAAATGTCTTTCCCTCCGATGGTCTTCATGCGGAATTTGTCTCGCCCCGTCGTATAAAGCATTGTGAGCGCATCCACGGCATCGTCGAACTCCGCCCGCGTGAGTGACTGCCACCCGCGGAAATTCTCTCCTGCTGTCGCCGCCTTCTCAAGGAAATCCACAGGTGGCGTCTCTACATCGAGACTATCCTTCATGTCTTGGAAAAGCTCTGTCAGCCCTTTGATTTCCTCCACGCGTTGCACGCGCCCGTTCTCGTCTTTCACTTCGCGCGGTGCAGGCTTCTCTGCATCTACATTTGTCATGCGCAGGAGATAGGCGAGATGGCGGTGCCAATACCTCTCATCTCGTGGTAGCTTCACCGTCCGCGCTGTGAGTTGTTTCTGCACGCGCTTGAGTTTTGCCTGTACGTCCTTCCGCTGTTTCTCCGCCGCCCGCGCGAGCTCCGCTGACATCGTGCGTTGCTCCTGCATGCGCACAGCGACGCCCCATTTCTTCGCGCGAATCATCTGGTTCACGCGACGCGCGGCCTGTTTCTCCTGCTGGCGATACTTCCGCACGTTGATCGCGTCCGCGAGTTCCATCTTTTGGATACTCTCTTGTGCCATCTTGCGGAACGTTGCGAGACGTCCTTTCGTCGCCTCGAGCACGGCCTTTTCGGTTTGCTTGTCGTCCCGCTCGCGTTCCTTGATTTCCTTGAGCGCTGCTTGTATCTCTCCTTTCGTCGCCGCCTTCACCATGCGTTCGATCACCGCGTAGTCCTTCGCGTCCCAGCGTGTCGAGAATCGTAGCTCGTTGATTGCCTTCATCAGGCGTTTCACGGGTGCCTTGTCCTTTTCGAGCTTGATCTCCACATCCTCTGGCAGTGCTGTCAGCTTGTCCTCAATGGACATCATCGCGCGGTCTGCCTTTGCGTTGATCTTGTTAATGAGCCCCGCTTTTTTCGCTAGCGCCGTTGCCACGAGCCCCTCGAGTTTCGCATGCGCCTCGCTCGATTCCATCGCCTGCGTCACGGCTTCCTCTGTGAGGTACGATTCGATGAGTTCCTTGTCTAGGTCTTTCTTGTATGCGTCCATGTAGTCGCGCAGTGCTTCCTCCAAGGGTGGCATCGCGGCCGCGTCCTTCTCGTACGCCTCGATGGAATCATACCACGACAGCACAGCGCCCTTGTCCCCCGTCAGCTCCAGCGCCTTCTGTGCGAGATAAAAAGGCTCTTGCTCCAAGGATTTTCGGAAGTTTTGCTCCTCCCTCGCCACGCGTTCGTCAAATGCCTCCTGCTTCTTCTTTTCAAGGTCACGCATGACGAGCTTCCGCAGCTGTGCCTTCGCATCCTCGCGTGCCGTTTCCTGCCAGCGCTTGTATGTCTCCTGCTCGCTCTCCGAGAGCAGCTTCTCGCCTCCCGCTTTCTCCACGTCGCGGAAGCGATCGTCGAGTGCCATGTCGTCGATCTCCTCCTCCGTCGCGATCATGCGGTCCATGACGCGCCGCACAGCATCCGAAGGCCGCCCGCCGTCGCCGACAAATTTCTCGTAGACGATACGAAGCCAGTTCTTGAACGCCTTGAACACCTGTTTGAGCCCCTTCGCCGGTGCCTTGCCTTCACGAAGGTATGTCTCAAATGCGCGTGCGAAACGTTCCTGCCGCCACTCGCGCTTCAGACGGTCCGCCGTGTCGAAGTCGCCAGCTTCCTCTGCCGCTATGATATTCTTCTCGCGCGTGTTGAACTCACGTGCCCAAGGCGTATTTTGGTACTCCTTTGCTGCTCCTTTCTTCCACGACGCCCAGTCATCGACGATTGCCAGCTCCTTCGCGCTCACATCATCGACGCGTGCGAGGTCTTCCAGATCCATGAGGAACAAGTGCCCCATCTCATGCACGAACGTCGACTGGTCCGCCTGCTCGAGGATCGTGATAATCCGCCGCCCGTCCGAGAGCGGCGTAATCATGCCCTTGTTCACGCGCGTCCCGCCGTTCACGCGCTGATACATCCCGGCGTTTTCTTTGTTGACGCCCGGCACAAAATCCCGTAAAATAGCATTATAAAGAGCGATTCCTCTCGGTGTCTCGCGGCTTTTGCCGTCAGCCCGGGTATGAAGGGAATCGCTCTTTTTTGCGATTTCCTCTTTCGTCGCAACCTCATGCACATACAGCTTCCGATAACCATTCTGCTCACGCACACGGCACAGAACATAGTTCTCCTCTCCGCCGATGTTCGCCTTGTACGCGAAAAAATGGTTCGTGATACGCTTGTTGTCAAAATCCTTCATCGACGTGATATACGCCGCCTGCTTCATTCCATCTACAAGCGTTGGCACGGCGTCTAGCTTCTTTTGCGAGAATCCATGCAACAAGCTGTCCTTGATACCCGCTCGGTTGATATGGACATTCCCCACTTTCGTATCTACGACCGCTCCGTTCGGAAATGCACTTTTAAACCATTCGAGCGCTTTCTTCAGCGCCTCTTTCCCCGACGCCCCGGCAATCGTCTTCGTCTCTACACGGATCGGGTGCTCCGGGTGTTCGAGCTTCTGCTGCTCCTCCGACAGCTCCCCGCCGCCGTTCTCCACCTGTGCGTACGATTCTGGCGCAACGACACGAGCGACTTCTTTTCCGTAATACGTCACAATCGCCCCTTTATCGTGCACATCTGGCACATCCAAACGGCGCTTGTTTTCGCGGCGTTTATACCGAATTGCGTCACTTAACCGATTGCACGCCTCAAACGCCCGTTCCCGTACGCTCTCCCCATGCTCTTTGTACTCCCTGTCCCACGCTTCCGCCAACTGGTCGATCGTATCCATGTCCGCGTCCGTGTGTCCCGATCTCTCTGCAATCTCAACGACTCGCTCCATGAGTGCACAGTCTTCGTTGCTGACCTCCCCAGACTGCTTGAGATCATCATATGCCTTCCGCGCATCTTTTACATCCTGAGCGGCCTTCTCGCGCAGCCGTGCGAGTTTCGTCTGTTCCTCCGCACGGTTCTCCGTGTTCCGCGCCTCCTGCTCGCCCGCGAGATTCCGATAGAGCGTCTCGTCCGTCTGTTTCATCAGACGATCCTTCAGTTCTCCCTCCGGCATGTGCTCCACGAGCTCGCGCGCATACGAGAGCGTTCCGCCATTCGAGAAACCTTCTTTATCCTGGATCATATGCTGGATTTCATGGACGAGCGTGAGTTTCAGGTCTTTCCCGTCCTTCTTCGCCTGCTCCGCATCCAAATGCAGGACGCCATCGCTCGTCGCATCTCCACGCACGCCATTCCCGAGTTTCTCGAACACGACGCGCGTATTGAGAAGCTCCGGATACGCCCGGTAAAGTGCCTCGTTGTCGTACACATCCCCGAGCAGCTTCTCGCCCTTCGCATCGCCGAAATCAATCTTGTCGAGATTGTCCGGGATTTCATATCGCCAAGCGCCATCCTCGCCCTTTGTCCACCCGGTTTTCTCCCAGATTTCCTCCTTTGACGCGCCCGCGCGCTCCATCTGCATCGCGTCCCACATCAGGCCGCTCGCCTGTGAGCCATCATTGTTCGAGCCAATCAGCCCCGCCATCTGCCGGTACTGCTCCGGCAGCACGACGCGCGAAGCCGTCTTCCCGTCGAAGCTGATGATCGCCGTCTCCCCATGGACGCGCGGCATCCCTTCCGGCTTTTCCGCTTTTGTGAAAGCGTGATCGTTTAATTCGTCCTGTGCCGCGACAGCCTTTCCTTCCGCGCTGTCCGTGTCGAGCGCATGTAGTTCCTCATAGAGTTCGTCGAAGCGCTTGCTCTCCGCATCCGTCAAACGGTCTTCGTTCTCTGCAAGGCGCTGATACTCCTCCAGTTTCTTCCGCGTCTCCTCCGTCACGCCGTCCGCGTCCTTCATGCGCTCATACTCCGTGCGAAGCTTCTCCTGTTCGCGTTCCCCTCGTTCATAGTCCGTCCATTCGCCCGCGCGCTCTTCTGTCGCCCGTGCTTCCTGTTCTCCAGCCACGTCGAAATAAGCGTACACGCCATTCTTGCGCAGCCGTTCCTTCGCCTCTCCTTCCGGTAGCTCTTCCACCATGCGCGCGGCAGATTTCGGCGTCGCGCCCG